AATCGAACAATCAAATTGAAGGATGTGCATAGTTGCTCCTTTGTAAAGTCTCAATAGGTTGCAGATTGATTTGAGGCACACTCCAATTGTTTTGTGATGCGTTTCGATAGCGTGGTTTCTTTGCTATTGATACCGGCATCCAGCCAACAATGTGCATCTTTGGTGAGTTGCCTGTGACAAGTACAGCTATGTCTCGGTCATGACGATCTGATTCCTGAATCCACAAATTGCTGTTTGGATTGGCTGACCATTTGACTTCGATGTGTTCGCCCACATCTGCTTTGGTCTTATCCCATGTGATGCCGGGTGTGTACTCATAACCCAATCGCTTGGCCACTACTAGCTCAGCCAGCATTGACTCGCCCATCTGTGCCACATACTCAAACCATGACAGGTTTTTGACAATGCGTGAGCTGTGATCAGCTGATCGATCGTGGCAATGTTGAATCGCTGCAATCATGCATTGCACTTCTTCGATGCGATCTATCATCGGCAATCACCACAAAACCAAATGATGTTGTCTTGCTTGTCATAGCCTTTTTGGTAGCCGAAATGATCCAATCGCCTTAGCTGTGAGCATTTATCGCATTGCTCGATTTTGTATTCCTCAACGACTTCGCCATTGCACATCAATCTGGCTTTCATCTCTTGAGGATAAATGATTTCTACATAGTCGCTCATAGTTGTGGCTCCCATGTTCCTGTGCTGCGCAAGACATACCAACGAGGCGAACATTGCTTTTCTTTGATTTTCTCGCTGCAAAAGTAGCCGCCCCATGATTTCGGTGCATCTGGCTTGCTTTGATTCCATCGCATTGATCCATGTGAGCACGATGGCACGGCATCAGCTGTCCATGCAGAATCATCAGATGATCCAAATGATGGTGTGCCGGCTTGCTCAGCTTCGGCCGCTGTTTGATAACTCGGCACATCGCCATGCTTTGTGCTCCAATAGTCATAATCGGCTGCCGGTGTTTCAGACTTAACCAATGCCATAACCTCTTTGGTGGCTTTTTCCGTGTTGCCCATAACCAAGGCCATCACGCGCATCAAAGCTGATGTGCAAGTGTCCTCAACCATCCAACGCCTCATTTTGTCGCTATAAGCTGCAAGATAGCCGTATGCGTAATCAATGCCAGCTGGATCAATTTCGGTTTGATTGCGCCATGCTTTTGCTTGTACTAGCACATAGCCTTTTTCTGCATTGAATTCAATGATGTGCGATTCCAACCTACCTTGCGGAAATGTGGCAATCCAGCGGTCTGTGCGCTCTTTGTTGCCTTCGTATCCATCCATGAAAGAGGCCATCATTTGGCCTTCCGATCAGCTGATACAGCATGGCGTGCCACGGCTCGGCCTCTTGTATAGCCTTGTCGCTCGCCTTCCTTAAAGCCAACCGAATAGGCCGTGACAGCCCATAAAGCACCAGCAATCAAACACATGATCACAATTGAGATTTCGTTCATTGTCTTGCTCCCGATTCTGAGAGCCGCGTATCAGCTCCCGAAATAAAGAGTGACAGGCAAAACCGACAAGTTCAACAATCACGCTCAAATGGCGGCGTGTCGCTACTTCTTTTCCTCAATGAGCTGTGTGTACAGATAATCCAAACGAGCTTCGATTCGCGAAACTTGATCCTTCAAACTCGAACCCGAATTCGGTGATAGCTCGCTCATTACAGCTTTGATGATGATTCTCATTGACGAATAGACAGCTGCCAATGTTGTGATTACAAGTCCACCAACAGCTGTCCACTCGCCCACACTCACTTTTTGATGCCTAAAGCGTGATCGTTAGGATTTGCCCAACGAGCTAAAACCGGCACGATTCCAGCGATGAGGCCCATGGCCAAATCCTTGGGATTGGTGTTTCCCGTCATGTACACGGCCAGACATCCAGCGACCGCGCTGCGCATCCATGATGCTGCCGCTGCCTTAAATTGCTCCATCATTTTTCTCCTTTTGGTCGATCCGGCAAATCACCGGAAAACGCGCCATAAGTTGGTCGGCCGTAACCGACAACAAATGACCTTGCTCCCAAAGTTCTTGATTTAACCATAACCTCACCACCATTGCGCTGATCGCCACCGCCTGATGTGTTGCCTTCAATGGTCACAATTTGTTTGTCGGAAACCCGGATCACCAAGCCAATGTGATTGATTGTTGTTTTGTCATCGATGATGAAATCAAAGAAAACAAAATCACCAATCTTTGGCTCGGTGTGCCATTTTCTCATTTTCTTGAAAGCATCAGCGCCAGCACGAGTGCTGACCACATTTGGCACATCCACACCAGCTTGATCTGCACACCAATTGAGAAACGACCCACACCACGGCAGCTTGTCGGCTTTCATGTGCTTGCCGTACTTGGTCTCATTGTTGCCTGTTTCAGCTGTGCCCACCTCAGCGAGCGCAACCTGAATCAAACGAGGCAATGTGCCTTGTGGAAATGTCACAATCCAAGTGCCTTCAAATCATCTGATGTCAAACCCAATTCAGCAAGTTTGGCCTCTGCGGCTTTTTTGGCTAGATGTGCCGCAGCCTCCAATTCTTTGTCAGCTTCAATTTTTGCCTGATCAATTTCTAATTGTGCGATTTCTTGCTCTGTCATTTCTCGCACAATGACTTCACCGGTTGTTGCGTTGTGTTCTTGAATTGTTGTCATTATTTCACCCCATAAAGTGTGTAATTGCCTGTTTGAGTCAAACCGCCACCATTAAGAATTCGCAAACTGGTGATCGCATTTGTTTGATTATAAAACCCAGAACCCGCTTGATACACAAATTCTGTGTTTGGTGAAAAGTTTTGTGATAGTCCGTAGTAAATTCCTTGTTTCCATGATGTGGTGTTGGCATACCCGGGAATTGTGACAAATGTTGATTGTTTTCCAGCTGATGTCACGCCATAATTATCACGGCTTATTTTGATAAATGTGTTGTTAAAAGCAAGCGGTGAACCGGCTCCCGGATCAAACTCATTTGCTCCAAAATGTCTATTTGCTGTTGAATCGTCATTAAATCTTAAATACAAGCCCCAGCCATTACTGGACAATGACCAACCATCAATCAGTAATACTAAATTTACATAGGTTGTTGGGATTGATGAAATAAGTGTGCTTGTTCCTGAAAATGTGCCCGATGCAATGGCTGTCATACCGCCACCGCTTGCCGGTGTTGCCCACTTCAGACCGGTGGCCGTACTGGAATCAGCTGTTAAAACTGTGTCGTTAGCACCAACGGCGATTCGGCTGAAAGCATCTGCAGCTGTTCCAGCAATTAAATCGCCTTTGGCATCAATAGCAGTTGCCATGCTGTTTGTGATTGTTACATCACCAGATGTGCCACCGCCTGAAATACCTGTGCCAGCTGTGACAGCTGTGATGTCTCCCGGATTTGGTGATGTCCAAACAAAATCCATGTTTGTGTTTGAATTCTTGGCCAACACTTGACCTGTTGTGCCGCCTAAAAGATCGGCCATTGATGAATCAACCGCCTGACCAAATACCTCAAAATCGGCTGGCAAATCCGTGACCAAATCGGTCGGTGTGGGCATTTGCCAGTTAAAATTTGATGTCGGGTTTGCCATTTTTTCTCCTTACGCTACGACTAAGGCGGTTGCCCAATCTAGGCTGCCGCTGATTGTGTTCCATTGCTCTGCAATTGCGACATCTTGCCATTGCATGGCTTGCAATGAAAATGCCAATGGCGAAAGAATAGCCGTGACCGATACGCTGTTGTAAGCGGCACGCCATGTCCATCCTTCGACAAAACCAAGGTATGTGCCAGATGCCATGTTCAAAGGCAGATCGGCAATTCTCAATGGCAATCCCATAAAAATGCCAATTAAGGCATCGCGGTCAGCATCATCAATTTCTGAGTTTGTCAGCTCAAAAGTAATTTGCCGGAAATTGGCCTGTGGGTATGACCTGAGCTTGAGATAAAAGGCAGCTTGATCCTCTGCATCGGTTTGATTTTCAATCGTTGTGGTGATGATCTGTGCCAATGGCCCAAATGCCAAAATAGACTCGGCATCACTATCCGTGACCTCTAAGGTTGAATTTTCTTTGTATTTTATTGTGATTTGATTTCGGATGTCACCGGATCGGGTTTGAATGGATAGCGAATCGGAAAGTGCTTGTGCAGCTGAGACATCGGTGTACCCATTTGTAGCCAGGTAAATTGACCGGTGCAAAGCCGATGCATAGGAAATCTGGCCTTGAGCGTTTTCGTAAATGTAGCCCAATCCCGATGTTGCTAAAGCTGAAACTAAAGAATAAACATCTGTTGTTGATGCATTGCGCTTTGCCAGCTGGTACTCACCCGGGCGATCAATTTCGCCCAATCCTAGGTTTTCCGCATCGGCCCATGTGGTTGTTGGTGTGTAGGTATTCCATTGTAATGCAGCTGGTACTTCGTTCCATGTGTTCAGCAACAAATCAGATAAAATGCTGTAAATCTGATCGCCATCATGATCCTTTACAAGTACCCCATCGGTAAGTGATTTTGGCAATCTTGACAAAGCTCCCAGACCTAAAATTGACACCGATTGGTTGATACCGACCACGCCCGATGCTGTGATGCCGATGTCAAATTCAACTACTGTGCCGCCAAAAATTGGCACAAAGGTATTTGTCGAATCTTTAAGCTCAACAGTCACAGCATCATTGATTTCAATGTCAATGATTGATTGATCCAAATTGATCAGCTGGAGATTGACATACCCGGCATTGGCTTGCTCATAAATGTTTGTCCGGCCGGATGTGATTGTGAGATTGGCCAGCACATAATTGGTGTATTCAATACCGCCAACCCGGACACGCCAAACAGGATTAAAAATGCTCATCAGATTGCTACAAGGCTTCCCGGCCCATTTGTGCCGCGATAGTAAGAATTGTTGAGCGCATCGACCACAGCCCGATTGAAACCTTCCTCATCAATCACCGATGCAGCGTTCACATTGATCACAATTCTTTCAGATGTAGAAAGCCCGCCGGTGGCCGCTGTACGAGCAATCGCGGCTGCCTCACGAGCTTGTCGCAATCTTTCGGTTTCGGCCTTCAATTCCTCGCGCCTTAAAATTGCAGCTTGCATGGCTGGTGAATAAGCTGAAAGCGGAGCGCCTGTAAAAGTAGGTGAATCACCCGATGGCATGAATACACCGCCCGGGCTATCAAATCCTCCGGGGGACTCGACTGGTGTGCCGACATCAAAAGTGCCACCAGCCTTCAAACCTTTGGATTCACTTTCAGTAGTAAAGAAAAAGCGTGTAACCGGATTATCCTTGATGAAATTGACAAATTCTTTCATCTTATTGACTGTGTTTGTAATAAATCCGACAAGCTTTGAAAAACCTGTAACAAGTCCGCTGACGATTGTGCCAATGGCTTCAAGTGCTAATTTGAAACTACCGCCCAAAAGTGGTGAAAGATATTTTTTGATAAAATCCCAAACTTTTTCAAGCGCATCATAAAATGGCTGCAATTCGGCTTCGTTATCTGTAACGGCTTTTTTGATTTTATCAAATGCAGATTTTAAGCCTTCAAGGATTGGTCCCACAACCGATTTAATTGCCGGGATTACTTCATCATAGAAAAATTTCCACCATGATTTCAGAATTGGCAAAAGGTCATCGCGTACAACTTTTACAATTGCGCTAAATGCTGGCCCCAATGTTTTACTTAAATTGCCGGCGAAATCTTGAATTGCTGGGATGCCTTTGTCCACAAAATTGCTTACCAATGGTGTTAGCGCATCAAGTACATACGATCCCACAGTTTCTTTGGCTTCATCAAATGCCACATTGAGCCGTGCCATTTTTCCGGCAAATGTCTCAGCTTGCTGCGATGCCTGACCTTCAAAAGTTTTGGAAAGCGCGGCAGCGGCCGCATCAAAATCTTTTGATTTGATGATTGAATCATCGATGCCCACACCAAGTTTTTTCAAAGCTCCTAAATTGCCATCGTAGGCTTTACCTAAAGCCTCTGAAACAGCTTGCAAATCTTTGCCTGTACCAGCTGCAATGTCCAACGCCAATGATTGCAATTCCTGAGCTCTGGTCGCATCTTTGGTTGATCTAATCAATCGATCCAGCGATGGCCTTAATTTGTCATCGGTGATGCCGTTTGCCAAAGCTGTTTCGGTAATGTAATCCTCAATGGCTTTGATCTGGTTGTTTGTTGCGCCTGTGACATTCTTAAGTGTGGTTGCCAATTTGGCTTGAGCGGCTTCATCCTCGATGGCTGCCTTTACTCCATCGACCAGCAATTTGCCAGCATAAGCTGCGGCAGCTGCACCGGCTACGGCAAAAGCTGCACCGGCTTTCTTAGCAAATCCACCAAGCTTTGTGCCAAAACCTTCGACCTCATTTGATCCGCTATTGAGATTCTTTTTGAGGTTGTCAATGTCAGCTAAAATTGAGAGTTTGAGTGTCCTACTTTGTCCGGCCATCACCACTCCTTCAAAATCTTAGTAAATGCAGCTTCCCATTGAGCGATGATGTGAGGTTGCTCAGCTCTCAATGTTGGGTAAATAAAGTATCCTCTTGATCCACGACCTTCACGACCAGACCACACCGGGAATTGCTTGAATTTATTTGATCCAAATTCATAACCGCCCCAAAGTTGTTGAGTTGTACCGCCGCCGCTGAATTTTTGAGAAACAAAGCCAAATGACAATTCACCAATTTTGGATGATTTGCTTACACGCGATCCTTGAGCAATACGATCGGCAGCTTTATTTGGTCGGCTTCCAGCTGATGAAATGATTTTGGATTGCACATAAGTGGCCAGCCCATTTGAAACGGCTTTGGCCTGTGACACAGCTTGATCATCCATACCTTTGAAAGCTTGCAAAATGCCGCGCAATTGAGCTTTGTCATAGGTGATTGACTCAGTTGCCATCTCTTGTCCTTAGTATCTCGAAAACAGTTAAAATGTCCTCAGCGGTTTGAAACTCTGATCGTGACAGTCCGGTGGTGATGGCCAATTCCCAAACGATCCGGTTTATTGATCCGGACTCGTAACTTTTGGGTTTTCGGTTTCTCCCATGTTTATGTCGGTCACAGTCTCGCACCAAACCTCAAAAGGCTTCACAGGCTTTCCAGCTGATTCGCGCTTCATTGCGTGGTACGCCAAAAACATCAAATCAGCAATTCCCAATTTCTCAGATACTTGCTGAATGGTGTTTCCGGTTTTGTGTTCCCATTTCATCCACTCCGGTGGGAGCGCGGTATAGGTTGCACTCTCCCCGGATGTGAATTCAATTGTGATTGCTAGTTTCATGCTCCCGAT